CTACCCATAAAAGTTTACAGAGTCGAGGAGGAAGACGACAAAATAACTGACGTTAGCCATCCAATCTACCGACTACTAGCTAGAAATCCTAATAGCTATATGACACCATACACATTCCTAGATACTCTTATGACTAACTTATTACTAGAGGGGAATGCGTATTTTTATATTGAGAGAGATGGCAACGCAAGACCAATCTCACTTATTCCTATCAATCCAGAAGATGTCAAAGTAATTAAGCACGATGGTCAAATATATTACGACATTAAAAACTATGAGATAGGAGTAATGAAAGAAGATATGCTACACTTCTTCAACTTATCTTTTAATGGTTGTGAGGGTGTTAGCGTATTGAAAGCACAGAACACAACAATCGCCACATCTATTGCTGCTAACGATACAGCCAATAGTTATCTAGGAAACTCTGCTCAAGTTGGTGGAGTTATTAAACATCCAGGAAAACTAAGTAAAGAAGCTGTAGCAAGACTTAAAAATAGTTGGAATCAAAATTACTCTGGTTCTTTTGTAGCTGGTAAGACTGCTATCTTAGAAGAAGGAATGACATTTGAGCAAACTAACATTGATGCTAACAAGTATCAACTTTTAGAAACTCGTAGATTCCAGATTGAAGAAGTGGCAAGAATATTTAAAGTACCATTATCTTTGATAGGTCACTTAGAGAAAGCTGCTAACTACTCAAGTATAGAAGCATTAAGTATTGACTTTGTAAGATTTACATTGATGCCTTATATGGTAATGGTAGAACAAGAGCTTAACAGAAAGTTATTTAGAGAAACAGAGTTTGGCTCGTTTACTATTAAGCTAGATGCTAATGCTTTACTAAGAGGAGATAGTGCTTCTCGTGCAAGTTATTACAGAGAGATGGCTTCTATTGGTGCTTTGTCTATTAATGAGATTAGACGAATGGAGGACTTGAATAGAGTAGGACCAGAAGGCGACCAGTTATTTATGCCGTTAAACTTTGCTCCAGTTGGAGACATAGAAGAGGAGGACAAAGAATAGATGCCGATACCTACTAAAAATATAGACGAGTCAAACGAAGAATTCATCGAAAGATGTATGGCTGATGTTACTATGGTAGAGGAGTATGAAGATGACCAAAGGTTAGCAATCTGTTCTTTACAATTAGAAGAGGACAGAGCGTTAGAGGATATAAATACTAAGCCAACACAAGAGATGGCAGACGAAGCTGCACAAGGCTTAGAATGGCGTGAGGAGTTTGGTAGAGGTGGAACAGAGGTAGGCGTTGCAAGAGCAAGAGATATTAAGAACAGAGTAAATCTTAGTATTAAAACCATAAAGAGAATGTTCTCTTATTTAAGTAGACACGAAGTAGACAAAGAAGGTCAAGGCTTTTATAAAGGTGACGAAGGTTATCCTAGTGCTGGTAGAATAGCTTGGGCGTTATGGGGTGGTGATGTTGGCTTTGCTTGGACTAAAAGAAAGATAGAAGAAATAGGTAAAGAAGAAAAATTTATAGATATGAAAAATAAAGAAGTAAGAACATTTAATGTTCAAGACTTAGAGCTAAGAATGGACGGAGAGAATCCAGTAGTAGTAGGCTACGGTGCAGTCTTTAATAGTGAGTCAAATGACTTAGGAGGCTTTAGAGAGTTTATAGCTCCTGGTGCTTTTGATGGACGTTTAGAGGACGATGTACGTTTCTTAATTAATCACGATGGTTTACCACTAGCTAGAACTACTAACGGAACGCTAAGACTATCTGTTGATGAGAGAGGTCTAAAGTACGAAGCTAAATTAAATCCTAATGTATCAACGTCAAGAGACTTAATCGAGTTACTAAAAGACGGTACTATTAACCAGTCTAGCTTTGCATTTATTGTAGAGGATGACTCTTGGGAGGTAAAAGACGGAACTAACTACAGAACGATTAACAAAGTATCTAGGCTTTACGATGTATCGAGTGTAACTTACCCAGCTTATGATGCTGCTAGTAGCTCTGTAGCTTTACGTTCTATGGAACAATGGCAAGAAAAAGAAGAAGCTAAAAAACTAGAAGAAAGTTTAGAGGCTGAAAAATTAGAGGGTATAAAAGAAGAAGAAGATTTGAAACAGCGCTCCCTCAATGAAATGCGTTTAAGAATCTTAAAAAATAAATATTAATATTAATTTTCTATAAAATGAAAAACTCAAAATCTTACAAAGAGGAAAGAGCTGAGGTTATCGAAAAGATGGAAGGACTTGTAGCATCTGCTGAAGGTCGTGACTTATCTTCTGATGAGCAAAGCAACTTTGACTCTTTAAATGAAAAAGTTGAGGAGTTAAACAAGATGGCTGTAAGAGCTGAATCTTTTGAGAAACTTCAAGCAACTAAAGCTGTTAAAGAAGTAACAGAAAACACTCCTAGCGAAGTGAGAGACTATTCTTTCCAAGATGCTATGAATCAAGCTGCTACTGGTCGTTTAGAAGGTCTTGTAAAAGAGATGGACCAAGAGGCAAGAAATGAGGCTCGTTATACTGGCCAATCATTTAAAGGTATCGCTATACCATCTTCAATCCTAACTCGTGCTGCTGTAGCTACTGCTGCTGGTAATGCAACTGAGGTTATGGCTTGGACTGACCAATTAGAAGCAAACTTAGTTTTAGCTTCTGCTGGTGCTAACTTCTACTCTGGTGTAGACAATATGAAGTTCCCAGTATTTAGTGCTATCAACTCTGGCTTCGTTGCTGAGACTGGTGGTTCTGCTCCAGCTGCTAATGGTACTGCTTCTAGCGTAACATTATCTCCTAAGAAACTTATCTCTATTGTAAATGTTTCTGCTGAGGCTATCGCTCAAAACGCTTCTATCGAGGCTGCATTGAGAAGAAATATGGCTGCATCTGTTGCTGCTACTTTAGAAGCTGCTTTATTAGGAACTGGTGACGTATCTAACGCTCCTACTTCTATCTTTGCTGATGCTGCTACTGGACCAACTGCTGTAACTGCTGCTGATTGGATTGAAATGGAAACTGACTTAATTGCTAATGGTGTACAAATTAACGGAGCTAGATTAGCTTACTTATTAGACCCTTCTGCTTACGCTACTGTAAAAGCTTTAGCACAAGTTTCTAACGTATCTCCTATATGGGACAACGCTAGAAAAGAGCTTAACGGCTATTTCTCTTTCGTATCTCCTAACGTAGGTAACGGTGGAACTGCTGGTAAAGACCACGCTCTATTCGGAGACTTCTCAAAATGTCACATTGCTCAGTTCGGTGGTTTAGACGTTATTTATGACATCTACACTAACGCTGGAACTGGAGAGCCAAGATACATCTTGACTTCTTTAGTAGACGGAGACTGTGTACAAAATGATACTGCTTTTGTTAGTTTGATTGAAGCATAATTTGTTTATTTTAACGGAGGGAGTGGAAACACTCTCTCCATTAATTTTTTAAAATGGAATACTATAACTACAACTTCAACACATTAAGAGGCTCTGACTATGTGCCTTATGGTAAGTTAGTTCTAAAGACTGCTCCAACGTCTACTGTTATATCATTATCAGAGGCTAAAGCATTTTTAAGAATAGACTCAGACTATGACGATGACAATACCTATATTACGTCTTTGATTAATGTTGCTACGCAAGTTGTAGAAGAGTTCACTAGACGTAGACTAATGACTCAGACGTACAATATATTTTACGATGAGTTTCCTCCTTACATTGATTTGCAAGTTGGAGATGTAGCTAGTGTTACTCATATTAAGTATTATGATGCCAACAATTCATTACAAACCTTAGCAGCATCTAATTACGATGTAGATACTAAGGTAAGACCAGGAAGGATATATCAATCGGAGAATGGAGACTTTCCAAACACTTACGAAAGACCAAACGCTGTAGAGGTTGAGTTTATAGTAGGTGGCACAGCGAGTGACGTTCCAGCTCCAATAGTACAAGCTATTTATATCATCGTTGGTCGATACTATGAGAACCGACAAGATGTAGTTATGGGAACTCAAGTAAATGAATTACCTTTAATGGTAGACCACTTATTAACTCCTTACCGATTGCTTGAACTATGATAATAGGCAAACTAGATAGAAAGTTAAAACTATATACACAGACTTACTCTACTAACGCTTATGGCGAGAGAGTAGTATCTGATAATAGTTACGTTACCATCTACGCAGACTTTGACTTCAAAGGTGGTAATACTAACTTCGATGCTGATGCCTTAATCAATGATGAAAAAATACAATGCTTAATAAGATACAGAACTAATATTGGAGTTTCTCCTCAGTATTTTATCTCTAATGGCTCTACTAATTATTCTATCAAGAGTATAAAGGAAGTAGGTCGTAAAGATGCTATGGTGCTTTTATTAGAGAAGAATGACGTAGTAGACTTATCACAAACTGCTGCTAATCAATTTGTCTTTACTATTGATACAGAGAATACATCTAGTGGCTCTAGTTTAAATACTCAATTTATGATGCCATTGGTTAGTGGTGGTAGTTATAACGCTACGGTAAACTGGGGAGATGGCTCTAGCGATACAATAACAAGTTACAATCAACAAGAGGTTACACACACTTATAGTAGTGCTGGACAATACGAAATAAGCATAGAGGGAACATTACAAGGATGGCAATTTAATAACGCTGGAGATAGGCTTAAAATGCTTGACATAAAACAATATGGAGTTTTAAACTTATCTACTTCTGCTGCTTTTTATGGTTGTACTAATTTAGATGCTAGTGCTACAGATGCTCCTACTGTTTCTACTACTTCTTTTAGTGAAATGTTTAGAGATTGTACTAACTTTAATGGAGCTATTGGTAGTTGGGATATAACTACAGTAACAACTTTAGATAGTGCTTTTAGGGATGCAGTAAGTTTTAATAAGTCTATAAATAATTGGAACACATCTAACGTCACCACTTTAAGTAATACATTTAGAGGTTGCACTTCTTTTGACCAAGACTTAAACTCTTGGGACACATCTAATGTTGAAAATATGCTTGAAACATTCATTGATTGTATACAATTTAATGGAAATATATTTAGCTGGGATACAACAAACGTAGAAAATATGAGTAGTATGCTCAACAACTGCGACCTATTCGACCAATCTCTAGCAGCGTGGAATATAGGTAACGTCTCTAACTTTACTAACTTTATGCAGAACGCTACTGGTCTAAGCACTACTAACTACGATGCAACGCTAATAGCTTGGGCATTACAGCCACTAAATACTGGATTAAGTATAAACTTCGGTGGCTCACAATTTACAGGCTCAGCTTATGCTTCACGATTCAGTTTAATAAATGACGATAGTTGGACTATTGTTGACGGTGGTATATTTAACCCAACACCAGCTCAATACATAAGCATATTATCTACAAGAGTAGTAGCTGCTGGTGGAGTAGTAGAGAACACAACAGACAGCCAAGCATTCTTACAAACGTTAAATGATATAACCTAATGGCAGACGGACTATTAAATAAAGCGAGTATTATCTTAACTCCTACTGGTTACAAGGCTGGAACGCTTTACAACGTAGCACCAGTAGTAGAGCCTTATGAGGACTTTGACTTTGCTAGAACTTCAACTGCTACAAGAATTAACTCAAGTGGATTAGTTTCTAATGTAGCTACTGGAGTGCCAAGAATAAACTATGATAGTAATGGTGCTAATGGCCATATATTGTTAGAGCCTACTACAACAAATTTATATTTGAATACTGACACACTATCTACACAAAATGTAAGTACATCAGCTAGTGATTATTCTGTTTCATTTTATGGAACTGGCACAATTACATTCAGTGGTTCTTTTAGTGGTAGTCTTGTAGGAACTGGAGTAAATAACAGAGTATCTTTAACATTTACTGCTACAAGTGGAACGCTTACAAGTACAGTTAGTGGTAGTGTTACAAATGCACAAATAGAGAATTTAGGTTTTTCTACTTCATATATGCCTAGCTTATCTACACAAGGAGTAAGAGCTACAGAGACTGCAACTGGTGCTGGTAGTGCTGATTTGATAAACTCAACAGAGGGTGTGTTATACGCAGAGATAGCTGCACTAACAGATAATTTAACAAATAGATTTATATCAATAAGTAACGGCTCTAAAGCAGAAAGGGTTACATTTGGGTATAGTAATGCTAGTAATAAAATTTTAGCTTTTTCATTCGTTGGTAATGTTATTCAATGTAATGTTTCTTTTGTATTATCTAATATGTTAGATTATAATAAGATTGCTTTAAAATATAAACAAGATGATTTTAGTTTATACGTCAATGGTTCAGAAGTTGGTACTGACAATAGTGGAAATGTATCATCATCAAAT